CCGCCCCAACAGAATCTGAGGTTGACCCTGATGATGTTGAAAACGACCAGCGATTTAACACCGTTTATGATACGGCTCTTGAAACGTTTCAGAATCAAATGGCGTATACGGAAATCATTGAGCCTCGGTACGCCGCACGCAACTCTGAAGTCGCAGCTACATTCCTGAACATTGCCCTCCAAGCAGCAACAGCTAAAGCGCGCGTCAAGTCTGATCGTAAGCGGTCAACTATGTTCATTCCTAATGCTGGCGGCAAGACAGTGAACAACACCATCGTCGCCACCCGCGAGGAAATTCTAAGAATGATTAGCGTTGACGCAGAGAGCAAAGAGATCTGAGCGCGCTAAATACCCCATCAATACTTATCATGTAGAGGAAAACTATGTCAGATCTTCTGAAATCTCTCGTCCAACACATCATCAACGATGACAGCACCGCAGCTAGCGACGCCGTTCGCCAGTATCTACTGACAAAAACCCGTGAAATCGTTGGCGAGTCCACAACCCGTATGGATGAAACTGACAAGAAGCACTACATTGAGTCAAATGGATCCATCATTGCCGGCCCATTCAATTCTGAAGATGAGGCTGAACAGTATCTCGACAAGCTCTTGCGTCGTGCAAAGCCTGAAGACGAGATGGATAATGCCCGTATTGTCTTCGAAGCCAAAAACCATATGGATGAAACTGAGTACACATCCTATGATTCATGGAAGGCAGCTCTTAAGAAGAAGTTCCCAGGCTACTGGATTGATGGCGATAAAGAAATCGCAAATGCGATGGTCGGCCCAAAGCCATACAAGCGCGGCGAGACTAAGAGCGTCGGTGAGTGGGACGGCGAAGTCGGCGTTCTTTACAAGAACTAAACTATGAGCCGCACGATCAGTGACCAGATTGAGGATATCGTTGCAGATCTACTTGGCACTCGCGAAGTAGATAAGCAAAAGTATGTATCTGATTTAGTGATCGACAATGCTAAGCAGACCTCAATCGAGAAGGTTGAGACTGCAATCGGTTACTGGTTTATCCGCGCGTTCGTTTATGCAAAGAAGGCGTTCGCACAAGTGCAGACGCCTGACAAAGAAGTTTTTTACTTTCTCCCAAAAGCACTTGCAAAAGAGCTCAGTGAAATGCAAAACAAGCAAGCTGCTATCTTGATCCCAAATAAGAAACCTCGTGATCGGATTACGCAGCAAGTACTTGCAAACAAGAAGAATGCTGCAGGCCCTCACCGTGATAAGAAGCGGGAAGTTCGTGACGGCAAACTTAAACACAAGAATCAAATTATGGAATCCGGCAGTAAGCTCACCTTCAAGCAATTTATTCAAGAGACTAGTAAGTCTGATGACACTGGATTGTTTTCCTACAAGCTGGAGTACAAAGATTCAGCTGGTCGTACGTTTGGCGGAGACTGGGAAGACGTCGACATGTCCAAGTACGAGCTGATGTCTGCTCATGACATTGCCATGCGAGTGTCTGATCATCAGGGGCCTTTAGCTTCTGGCGACGTTGGTTTCATTACTGGACTTGTGAAATCTCGTCTCGCGTTTAATGGGTATCCAAAGTCCTTTGTACCACAGGACTATGACCTGCTCAGCGAGCGCAATGGAGTTGTCAAGATCCAAATCATTTATGATCTATATGATCCTGACGGACGCTCTAACTTCCATCGGCTCGGAAAGACCGCTGTGCTTACCTTCATGGAGCGTTAATGCGGGTCACCGAGCTTCTGGAGTCCAAGTACCCGTTGTTGCGTAAGCCGCTCGAGAGTGAACCTTACGTCTATAGCATCACTGGGTGGCACGCAACATCGCCAGATTACTGGAAAAGCATTCGTCGGTATGGTCTTATCCCAGGCAAAGGTGATGCACCCGGTCAATCCTGGGACGCTAAGTGGAAAGGTAAAGCTACTTACTTCCATCTAGATTTCCCGGCCCATGAGCTCGATAATGGGGTTTCAGATGATGGTGAGTTCTTTGTTCTTGTTATCGAAACACGACTTCGTGGTCATTCTGGTTATTTCGTACCAGATGAAGATGTAAACGCAGATGTGGACTATACCCCAGAAGCCATCAAGAATGGTGAAGCTGTAGCTTACGGGTACAACGTCCCTCCTAGAGAATTCATTGCACTTCATCTGCCAGACGTAGATGAAGCACGCGAATGGGCCAAGCAAAACTGCAAAGGCTTTTCAGTTGTATTTCATCCAGTTCAATGAGCTGAGTGAATAAGGATAACTATGAACAACGTCCTCAGAAATTTGTTAATGGCGCAGCGCTGTGCGCATGTCCACCACTGGCAAGTCAAATCATTGTCAATGCATTTGGCGCTTGGCGAGCTTTATGAAAAGCTTTCTGATTTTGCTGATGAGTTAGCTGAGATTTATATGGGTGAAACTGGTGAGACGGTTTCACCAGATCAGTCTACTGTCAACCACTTCAGCGAACAGGATGCGCTGGAGTTTATCACACAACTGCATGCTATTTTAGAAACACTCAAGATCGATATTCATGAGGGTGCCTTGATGAGCAAATATGAAGAGCTTCAAGTAATGGTTGCTCGTGTCAAATACAAAATGGAGAACCTAAAATGAAGCTGCAAGAAGGTTCCCCCTCTAATTTCTCAAAGCCAGAAATTAAGTTTGATAAGCTTGATGATCTTCCAAACAAGGGAAAAGGCAAGCCATACACAGCCGCCGAGATCATGAAAGCTATGAAGGTTCTTAACCACATGCTCCACAAGCAAGCGGAACATTACGGTGGTGAAGACACGAAACTGCTTCAGGCCGGCATTGCCGAAGGCTCGCTGCTAAAGCATGTTGATGCTATCGTTGCTGAGTGCGATCGACTTTACAAATCTTAATGGGTTGATAGACCGGTGGGTGTAAATAAAACATGAGCCCAACTATTTGTTTTATCCACGGTCTAAACTCGAGTCACCATTCTTTTTCATATTTGACAAAAGAACTGGGCGTGTCATCGAAGATCAACTATCGATCGCATCAACGACTAGAAGACTCTGTTGTTGAAGTAGCACAGCAGTTACCAAGAGATGTTCCACTAATTCTTGTCGGACATTCATTGGGGGGCGTTATTGCGATGTTAGTGGCAATGAATGGTACTCATGATGTTCGTAAAGTTGTGACGATGTCGTCACCATTCGGCGGCTCAAAGTTTGCCTACTGGGCCAGATGGTGGGTGCCAGAGATCCCAGTACTTCGTGATTTGACTCCGCAAAGCGCGGCAATGCGGCGGTTAGCTGGAACAACTCCACCATGTGAGGTGTTGACGATTGTGTCTACATCTGGCACATTGCCAATTTCGTCAGATCGCAACGACAGCGTGGTATCCGTTCGCAGCCAAAAGGCTTTGCCCTACGGCAAAAAAGTAGAAGTAAAAGCTAATCACTTTGAGATATTACAGCATCCAAATGCCATCGACTTAGTTCGAACTTTCGTGCAGGAAGCGTAATCAAGAACTAATATGGCGAAAAACCCAAATCTAAAACGTGCTCACGAATCAAGTGAGTACACTCCAGACTCTCTCGTGGAGTTAAAGCGGTGCGCTTTAGATCCAATTTACTTCCTGACCAAATACGTACGGATTACTCACCCTGTTCATGGGTCAGTGCCATTTGAGCTTTACGATTACCAGATTGAAATGGTGCTCGCTATCCATGAGAACAAGGACACAATGCTCCTATGTTCTCGACAGATGGGTAAGACCACCGTGGCGGCCATGTACATTCTATGGTTCGCATTGTTCAATAAAGACAAAAGATGTGTCATTGCTTCTAAGGCTATGGCACACGCTGTTGAAATTCAATCACGTATCAAGTTCGCCTATGAAGAGCTTCCGCATTGGCTGAAGGCAGGTTGCAAGTTCTACAACCGTACATCGATCGAGTTCGATAACGGTTCAAAGATCATTTGTGAAGCCACCTCTGAAAAGACGGGCCGCGGTAGCTCTCCTTCAATCATCTTCCTTGACGAAATTGCGTTCATATCACGTCGTATTCAAGAAGAGATGTGGGCTTCTTTGACACCAGCTCTCGGTACTGGTGGTAAGTTCATCATTACCTCAACTCCAAACGGTGACTCTGATCTGTTCGCCCGCCTTTGGTTTGGCGCAAAGAGCAAGCAGAATAGCTTCAAGCCTCTTGAATTCCTATGGTGGCGTCACCCAGATCGAAATAAGGCCTGGTATGACGATATGGCCGGTAAGCTTGGTCCAATCAAATCAAAACAAGAATTGGACTGCTGCCACCATCTGACGGAGCTAAATACGTCTATCGGAACTATGACGATAGAGGATCTTTATGCCCGTCTTGAACAAGCCCAATCAGAAAGCAAGATACGTACTGAGTCTGATTGACAACAAGGAA